GTAGGGATGAAGCTATCAGCCGTCATCGTGCCAGCGGTGCTGACATTGCCGCTGCTGTTGACAACTAGCGAATCGACCGGAGCAGAACCGTTAAATTGAACTGCAGGAGTAGTGCTATTGCCAGCACCAATGTGCATCAACGTGCCAGTTGATGTTATTACAAATCTGGTCGTTGAAACTGTGGCAAGCGAAAGTGAATCATCTGCGTGAAGATAAGAAATAGCGCCACGACCCTCAGATTCCGCGTCGCCAAACAGTATATTTCCACTGCTGGTTGATCCGCTGATAATTGAAATGCCTTCGTGACCAAGACCTTTTATGACTAAATTATTTGCTAAGAAGTTATACAATGATGGGTCGCTTTCGCCTAACCCAACTCCGCCATAAGCGTCGATGTATAAGCGCCCATTGCCATTGGTAGAAAATGCAATCCTATCTCCACCAGGACTCCACATCCCGGTGTTAGGGTCGCCATCAAACGCCAAGCCTGGGGCGTCTGCAGTACCACCGGGTATAGCCTTAACGATATCCCCAATCGCAATTTTCTTGGTCGCATCAGCGACTACATCAACGATCGGCAGAACGTCAGTGCTTGCCGCGTCTGTGTAAGCCGTCAGGTCGGTGATCTTAATGTTGGCCATTGCGGGTCTCCGATGGGTTTAGTGTAAAGCCAGCACTACGTCTTGATGCAGGCGAGCAGCGCGATGTTTCTTGGGCGGGTCTCGTTGCCGCCTCGAAAGTCGGTGGTAATGCTATGGCTGTGACCGCCAGCAGGCTGCGTAAAATCCGGACCTATATCATTTGTCGTTGCAAGGGCATAGCGACCGCTCTGCGTATTTACGTTTTGGTTGCCAGAGAACCTGCCTAGCTGGTGAGAGTGATCCGGTTCAGGAGTCGTGCTTCCACCGTGTTGGTGACTGCCAAATTCTGAATTTTGTGGAGAGCCGAGTTGACGACCGGCATCTACACCGCGCCCATCATCCCAGCCGCGAATAAACTCACCACGCAGATCAGGCAGGTTAAACGTGGTCGAACCATCGCCAGCACCATAAATATCGCCAATTGCGTCGTGCAGCGCTGCATAAGTGAGGCGGCTGACGGCAGCACCATTTGCCTTGAGATAACCCGGTGGTGCGCTGCTGCGTGCTGTCCAGATCACCGTGCCAGCTGGAGTTAGATCAGATGCTGCCGGAATTGCTGAAATCTGATCATCAACATATTTTTTCGTTGCCGCCATATTGTTGGTGGTCGGCGCACCTACCAGCGTCAGATCACCAGTCAGGGTGCCGCCAGCCAATGCCAGATACGTGCTAGCTGCAGTGGCGATCTGCAAATAGCGGGCATCACCAGCAGCTTGGGTAATGCCATTGGGATCAACGCGCACCCAGTTGGCGCCATCCCACATCTTGAGTTGATCAGGTGTTAGCCCCGTGTCCTGCCATAACTGCCCCAGAATTGGGCTGCTTGGCGGAGTCGCACTAGGGTTGGTGATGATCGACGCGCTAGGCAGAAAGCTGACGGTCGTGAACGTTACGCCGTTCCAGACGTACAAAATCGGCGGATTAGTCTGTGTGCTAACCCAAAGCTGACCGTTGTAGGGCGAGCTTGGTGCTGTAGGTCCGACCGCCAAGCCAAGCTGCGTTAGCGCCAAACCCAAATTCTGCGCTGTGATCTTGCGCGTTTCCGTGGCGCTGATACTGCTAAAGGGCACAATGTCAGCACTGGCAAGCGTCGTTGCCGCTGGTAGCTGTGAAATCCTGAGGTTTGCCATCAGTAGCCAGTTACAACAAGATCGACGGTGCCAGACACTGCGGTGCCAGAGGCATCTCTACAGACCACTGTAATTGCACTGGTGGTCTTGGCTAGCACAACAGCTGTAACCGCTGACGTGTTCTGCAATGTCACTTGCACGCTACTGATCGCGCGGAAGGTTTTGGTTAGGTTGATTGCCGTGCCCGTACCACTACTGCTGACGGCAACGTCGTTGAGGCTTTCAATCACATCAGGGTAATCAAGTTGACCAGTCAAGCCAGTGATGACACCCTTGGTGGTGCCATCGGGACTTTTGAACAGCGTTTGCACGCGGTACACATCGCCGAGCAGTTTTTCGTATGGCGCGTAAGGGTGCAAAATACCACCTTCGGATAGTTCGCCTGGGCTGTAATAGCGCTGCTCACCAATAATTTGCCCATCGTCTTCCTGCAGTAGCTGCCCATCGTCTTCCTGTAAAAGAACTACTGCTTCACCAGTCAGTGCAGTCAGGCTGTGTTGGTATGTGGCATTAGTGGTAGTCGTCAGCAATAAAGCGCTTTCAAGATTGTTGTTATCAAAGCTCCAAGTAAAGTAGCTGTCTTGTGTTTCGTCAATTTGCTCTAGTTCGTTGCTGCCGTTGACTTGGCAATTGACGTAATTACCGTTCCATGTGCCGCTTGTGCTGGCGTCAATACTTTGGACTGCGTTGCTAATAAGCGGTGCGCCAATGTTGACCAGCACATAACCGGGCACGTCTGTGCGCCATTGCGTTGCATCAACAGCCTTGACCATCACAACCCATTCGTCAGCGTCGAACAGGCTGGTTTCAAACCACTGCTGTTGAGCAGGCAAACCACCTGATGCTAATTCGATGCCAACATCCCAAGTGTCGGACGGGTCGTTATTAACAAGGGTGCCGCGCTTGTAGCGAATCTCGTAACCCACAATGTCCGATATGACACCTTGGTCCCAGCTTCCATAGTTGCTTAGAGGTAGTTGCCAGCTAAACCGCTTGCCGCTGCGGTCACTATTTTCAACGACACTGAAGTTTGACGGTGTTGGTGGGACAATTTCTTCGCGCTCAATATCGTGATAAAGGTAATCCGTTGGTGCTTCGCCAAAAATTGCTGACGTGAACGATACGCGAACACGCCAATCACCTGGGGCGTGGAAGGCGACCGTTTTGTACCCAGTCAGAGGAATATCTGAATAGAAGTAGTAACCGTCAACCTGCGGCGATTTGACGCCAGGAATGACAGTAGGCACATTGACAGGCAACAGCTCAATTCGATAACCCGTGACGCGCTCGGGGATTGGACACGTACCAGAATCGACGATGACAAGTTGCGTGCCGTCGGGTTGGTTGGCATGGCGCACGACCGCGTTGTATGTTGGATCGCTTAGGTCGGGGATTGGCTCAAACGCTGCAACGTCAACGGTGACAAAATCGCTTTGACGCCCCAGGCGATCGGTCGTTGCAACACGCAACTGATAGGCGTTGCCAAACAAGTGATCGGGGAGACTGATAGATGCGTTAGTCGATGTAACAGTGAGCATTTCGCTCCACTGCGTCGCATTGACCTCGCGCCATTGGTAGCGGTAGTTGCGGATGGTTAAGTTATCGGCATTGTTGATTTGCGGTGTAACCCACTTCGCAGATATCTGAGTGCGGTTATTGTTGAAAACCAGGCTGGCGGATAGGTTTGTTACGACTTGAGGGGCGCTTAAGGTGAAGCGATCTTTAGGAATGGCGATCGGCAAATCGTTGTCGACATAGCCATATTTGCTGGCATTGTATTGAATTGCTTCGACCTGAAATACCAGTGGGTCAACTTCTGCGATAGCAATAATTTTGTACAGCGCAGCTTGCGCAGTATTCCATTCCAGCACCCACAGCGCACTTACCTGCGTATCAACAATGCCATTGAGTTCAAGTATCGTATTGCCCGGCCTGTCTGTTGCTATTAGACCGCCTATTATTGTGCCGTCTTGGGTGGTTAAGGCGAATAAGCTTTGCGTAACTAGGCTGTATTCCTCTACGCCTATTTCTGTGTCGGTGTAATCAACAATACTATAAGTAGACAACCTTGGCGTTGTCTGCGTGGAGCCATCTGGATTGGTGATTGTCTCACCATCTGGGATAACCAGCGTTAGCGTGTAGTTAATGTTTCGGTCAAGATTTAAGACTGCATCAATAGTTATATTGTTCCCGTTGATTGCAAGAATGCGCCCGCCCAATCTTTGACCTTGCTTCAGCGGATCAGCAATCTTAATAACTTCGCCAACACTGGCAGCCAAACCTTCAGCGCCAATGCGGAAGCTGACTTTTTCGGTTTCGTAGCGGTTGCTGAATAGCGTGTGCTTGGCTGCACGTAATGCCTGCCCGCGTGAGGTAACGCCAACGAGGCGCAGGTCAATCGGGTTGTAGCCAAACTTCTCCAGCAGTTGATCATCTTGCAGGTATTCGGTAACGCTGGAATAAGATTGATTTGGATCGTCCCAGTTAGCAAGCACGACAGATTTGCGTGCTGTTTTGGCGGTACCGGTGTAATTGAAGCAGGGTGCGGTGACGTTGCCGTTATCGTCTACTTCCTGGATAACGTTGGCTTCGCTGAATTGCTGCACAGGAAGCTGTTGACGATCCTGCGTTAGGTACAGTTTGCCTTGGCTGTAATAAACCAGCCCACGGAAACAAGAAGCCAGTGCGTTGAGCACTTCATATACGCCGCCCGGATTCTGCAGGTAAACGTTGCAGGTAAAGCGCGGCTCGGTACCACCGTTGCCATCGTCAACCAGTTGATCGCAGTACTGGCTAACGGTATATAGGTACCAAGGGTCGATGGCAATCGTTGGCATGTACCGCGCACAGCCAAAGCGCGGGTTCAGAACAATGTCGCGGAAGATCCACGCAGGATTGTCGGTCCACGCGGTTGTAAATGTGCCGTCCCAGATGCCGTTATAGGTGCGGGTGACTGGGTTGTAATTAGTCGGGATTTGCACGCGCTTGCCGCGCAGGCGCACCGACATGTCAGGAATACTGTTAAATTGCCGCGCATCAATCTTTATTCCGATTAACGCGGTATTTGGGTAGGCAAACTTTTCGTCAATAATTTCGGCATAACTTTGCCAAATGATGCTATTTTGTAGATAAACGTTGTCGCTGTCCGGCGTCAGTCTTGTGACCTTAATTATCCAAGGTCCGGAACCAGGTAGATCAAATTCATACGCCCGTTGAAATTGACTATTTGATTTGCCGCTGACAGTCGGCTCCGCAACTATGGTATCTACTGCACTGCCTTGCGGTCTTACTGAAATGCGGTATGTGACGCTAGTGCTACTGATGTCACCATTTTCTGCATTTTGAGACTGCAGCGCAGGATGACTGATAATGACGCGGCATCGTTCAGTGTCTGTGTCATCAATTGTCCGACTAATTGTTCCGATTGCAGTAGTAACCGCAGTATTGACACCAACAGTGTTTTCAGTTGTGCTAAACCCCAGCATTGGGGTCTGCGTTTCATCCGTCCCAGTTCGGCTATCAATTGTGTAGCCGCTGAAATTAAATGTGCCATCCGGGTTTTGGATCGGCGTCGAATCCAAGAAAATATCTCTAGTGGCGCTATTGGGGAACCCTTCAATTTCACCTTCGCCTAACGCATAAACCGTTTTTGCAAAGGCTACAGAGAATAGATTGTTTGCCTCTTCAACACTTCCTCGCGTTGGTGCTACAACGGTGACGTTTTGAACAACATTCTGAACAGATCCGCCGCCGCCTTTGGCGCCAGTGATTTCAGGCAGCTTATTGAGGTCGTCCATTAGAGGAAATTCTGCAGTTCAAGACCGAACGACAGCACCGGCAATGCGCCGATGATGCGCTCACCGTAGAGCACTGGGACAACCTCGCCTTGCAGTGTGTTGGCGTTTGATTTGTCGAACGTAAAAGATCTCAGTTGCTCTTCAGCGCTACGTCCTGCAGTCGGTCCGCCACCTACGGCACCACCAACGTTGGGCATCTTTGGGGTTGGCGTTAGCAGTTCGGCGACGCCACCGAAAATTAGGGAAACACCGATGCCAGCGACTATCGGTACAGCTTGAGCGCCAAGGGTAAATAATCCGCCAGCAAGCAAACCAGCAGGTGCAAACAGAATTGCTGCCGCAACCAATGCCACCCCTGCCACGATTTTGCCAACACCACCACGCCCAGCAGGAATTGGTGCCAGCACCATCCGCTTACTCATTGGCCATAAGAGCTGTTCTTCCTCAAGCCCCATGGCGTGATCAGTCACCACGCGCCAATCAATACCGTTTTCGCCGCTCTCCACCAGATACTGACGTAGCTCTGGGATTTGCACGCACAACGCACGCAATGCTTCCGCTGGTGTCTTCACTGCAAGCTGGAACCGCCGTCCAAATTTCCTACCAACTTCACCCAGCAGCCTGATCGTCACCATTAGCCTGCCCTCCGCACAACCATGTAGGTATTCTCGCGGAAGTAACCGCTGTATGCCGTAAGACCAGACAAGCGATCAACCAAGTGCTGATACAGCATATTCGCGGCGGGGTCTTCCACCACTGCTACGTGGTTGCAACAATCCTGATTGCGGATGCGGAACAGGATCACATCACCGCGTTCGAGTGGCACGGTGACTGGGATACGGATAAAACCTTCGGCAGCAAAATTATCCTCAAAATGCGTAAAACCTCTTGTGTGCCACTCGCCCTCGTATTGCCTGGTGTAATCACCCATGCTCACACCCATCTGCTGCTGATACCAGTCGCGCACAGCGGAGTAGCAGTCATAAACGCCATAGTTCCAAGGGCGACCGACTAAACCCGCAGACTGCCGTGGATCAAGCCAAAATGCCTCGCCACTGGCGCAATTCCACAAGGCGTAGGGCAAATTCAGCGCTTTGCAGGCTCGTATATCGGCTGGGCTAAATCCGCTGTAATTGTCGTGGCTGTGCCAGCAGGCTGCAGCATCATCAAAGTAGTCAGCCGTATCTTGGGCGCTGATCGTGAACTGATCCGGCACCGTGCTTGTGTTTTTGCACTCGACTACCGTGCCATCGACAAGAATGAACCCGCACGTTTCGCGTGGGTATGCGCGTTCTGCATAAGTCCGCATTGCGAGGCGTTGCTCGGCGGTAAGCGGATTTGACCACGTAGAGAGTGCCATCAGCCTTGCGAATCCACCAAGCCAGGAAAGCCACCAAACGGTAGACGCGATCCAGCGCCAAAACGCAGCCTGCAGCTACTCAGCCGTTTGCCACATACGTCGTCTGCCAGAGTCGGCTGAGGTACATCGTTGGCGTTCCAGTAAGAGCTGCCGTTGTAGTGGCAGCCGATGTTGCTGCGGTACACCCATTGGCATTGCTCACGCAACAAACGGCGACCAGGCAAACTGCGCCCTTCCAAATCGAATGGCACCGTCAACTGGAACGTAACCGTCAGCTTGTTTTCGTTGGTTTTTTGTTCAACAACCCACTCGTCCGGTCCCCAGTAGGCGTCAGGGTCAGCGCCGGGTTCGCCATCGAGGTAGGTGGTCAGCGTGCGGATGCGCTGCACCGTGGCGCCAACCAGATCCTCATAGGTGTTGGTCAAGAGAGTGATCCCAAGACCGACGTTGGCAAAGGTGATACTGGGACGCTCCAGTTGCCCGCTGGTGTTCAGCTCAAAGCCGTTCGCTTGCAGCGGCAGTGCGGTATAAGTGTTGCCGTCGTAGACAACATCATTGCCGTTGGTTTGCGTCCAGTTACAGAAACGGTAGATCGCTGGCTCAGTTGAGCCAGCAGGCAACAGGATGGTGATGTCAAGCGTGAAAAGGTCGACGACCTCGGGAAGCTGTGTCTGAAATGTCGGAGCGATCGGCGGCGTCTGCGTCATACGTACACCTGCAGCAAGTTAAACGATAAAACAAAATATTTACAGCTAATAAAGCTAAACTCCCAGCCGTCCTCGATAATGTATTTACGTGGCGATAGCGTCAGTGACACCGTTACGTCAGTCAGATCTGCGATCGTTACAGAATCGAGGCGCCCAGTAGCAAGGTTGGCAGTGTAGTCGATCGGCCTCGTGTAGCCAGTGAGCGCCAGCGAGGAAAGATTCGTGTAGCCCAGCTGCAACACGCCAGATTCAAACTGTCCTGTAAACGTCTTGGTCGCATTAGGTGGCGTCCAATCAAATGCCTGCCCTTTCTGCCTATAAAGGTAAGACTCGATGCCGTATGCCTGATCCTCGTCCAGCGGTCCGGTATTACAAGACCACCGCTCCTGCTGAGCATTCAAGCCATCAGTTAAGATCTGTGAATAGCCATCGCCAAATTGCACGCGCTGCGCACGCACGGTGCGGCGCGCAGTGGCGTCAATCGACACCGGCATATTGTTCAGCGTGATGAAAGCAGTCATCTCAAGACGCCTCCACCGCGCTGTTCATTGACCAATGTAGCAAGCACGATCCCACGCACCTGACTGGCAAGTTGCTTTTGCGCTGAGGGCGACAAATTCTCACCTGTGTTCTGCACGGTAATGTTGATCTCACCAACATTTACGCCGCCACCACCAGACACCCCCAGTCTGCCATCCCGTCCACGTTTCAGCGGAATAATTGCTTCAGGGCCAGCTTCACCCATCAAGCCAAAGCGACCGGTGCCGCCATCGGCATATTTGAACAGGGTGGGCTTGTTGACGATGCCGCCCATTGCGAAGGGTT